TACTAAGCTGGACGGCATTGCCACAGGCGCAACAGCCTACGGCGATAGCGATGTTGACACGCATTTAAACACATCAACCGCAGCAACGAATGAGGTTCTTAGCTGGACTGGCACTGACTACGATTGGGTTGCTCAATCTGGCGGTGGCGGTGGCGGTGCGTCTTTACAAACCACTGAGGCTTTAGTTAATGGCGATTTGGTGTCGCTAAACAGCTCAGGCACAGTGAGTAAGGTTGCTACTGGTGGTGATTTGTCAATAGGTTCTTCCACTGAAGTTACAACTGTCGGGAATCAATATAATAAGAATACTACTGTAGCTACAGATGGCAATGGTACTTTTGTAACTTTGTATCGGGCTGATTTTGGTTATCCGTATGTAGTAGCGCACACTGTTGTAGGCACTACAATTACCACAGGCACTCCAGTCGTTTTAAGAAGCTCAGGCCAGCAAGACGCCTCAGCCGTAATCTATGACTCTGGACAGCAGAAGTATTTAGTCGTTTGTCCATTTAGTGATTTTTCACAAGCGTTTGTTCTTAGTGTAAGCGGAACCGCTATTACCGCAAGTGCGTCTACAAACTTACCGCAAAAAGGCAACGGTTGGGCTGGTGATTATGATGCATCACAGAATAAAGGCGTGTTTTTATATCAAAGCACCAGTGACTCTGACCCATATGTGGTAGCCACCACGATCTCCGGAACCTCTGCTTCATTCAATACTCCAGTCTTAGTGCAAAACATAGGTTATGCGTATATTTACGAATTGGTCTACAATTCTACGGCTCAAAAATCGGTTGCATTTTACACCGACAGCACTGGATACACAGCTTACGCCAACGTCATTGGCCTAAGTGGATCAACATTTACGATTGGCAGCGCAGCATCTGTTGCAACAGGAGATCAAGGTTATTCGTTTTCGATTCACGGACAAAGTTCTGTCGGATTTATTTACAGAAATCGGACGTCAGGTTCAAACCTAGAAGCTAAAGCAAGAGTTGGTTCAATTTCTGGCACGACCATTACGCTTGGCACTGAGGTTTCAGTATGCGCCGCAAGATCAGATTACAACTGGGGATTTTACGACAGCGCAACCTCGCAAATTATTTTTGGCTTTGAAGATTCTAATCCGCCAGAAATTAGGCCAGCAACTCTATCTGGCACGACCATTACGCTTGGCACTGCAACTACACTTTCGACTGGTGTATCTGGCTATCTGATGGATAAACGTATAAGCAAAAATGCTTCTGGTACTAGATTGCTTCATTTTTTAGCGTACTCGCCACAAAGCGTAAACGTCATAGCGTTAGAGTTTTCTACTTCTAATATTGATAATTTCATAGGTATATCAAGTGAGACTATAGCCGCTAATGCTTCGGGTACAATTAACACTCTTAGTGACATAAACACAGGCCAAAGTGGCTTAACCATTGGCAGCAAATATTATTTGCAAACGGATGGAACACTTAGCACTACTGTTGTTGCAGATAAAGAAGTTGGGATTGCTACGTCAGCTACAGACTTGCTGATAACATATGATCCCACTAAAGGCGTTCGCACACCCTCAGCCGAGACGGTAGGCAGTGTATCTGGCAATGCTACGCTTGACCTAACATCAGGCAATGTTTTTTCTCACACTCCTGCGGCAAACGCTACTTTTGTTTTTAGTAACCCGCCTGCAAGCGGCACTGCACAGGGTTTTACTCTAAAGATTACACCATCCGCTACAGTGACTGTGACTTGGCCTGCCTCTGTGGATTGGGCTGGCGGCACTGCGCCGACTGCACCAGCCAGCGGTGAGACAGATGTGTTTACTTTTTACACACAAGATGGCGGGACAACCTATTACGGCTTCCAAGCTGGGGATGCAATGTCGTGAGCGTAGCTAGATTAATGCAAATGGGTGCGGCTGGCGTGTCTGTTGGGCCTGTGTGGACTAATCCTGACTTAGCCAATGCGAGCTATGCTAGTAAAAGTTTTAGTGTAGCATCTCAAGACGCAAACCCAACTGGCCCTAGATTTAAGGATGATGGCACCAAGATGTATATGCAAGGCGCATCAAACGGATATCTGTACCAATACTCTTTAAGTACAGCGTTTGATGTAAGCACCGCAAGTTATGACTCTGTGTCTTTTAATGTCGCAGCTACGGCATCCAGCCCAAGGCACTTTGAGTTTAAGCCTGATGGCACAAAATTATATGTGTTAGGTTATACTAATAAATCTTTTTATCAGTTTAGTCTGTCTACGGCGTGGGATATTTCAACCGCATCTTCTGACGGTGTGTCTTTTAGTTTTAACTCACAAGATGACAATCCTGTTTCTGCAACATTTGGTGACAGCGGAACAAAAATGATAATGGTTGGGCTTACGCAAGATACAATTTTTCAATATGCGTTAACTACAGCTTATGACATTAGCACAGCTAGTTACAGTAGTATTTCATATGACCCAACAACGCAAGTTAGTGGGCCTAGCCATTTAGCGTACAATAACGATGGCACAAAATTATATGTCAGTGCGTATAGTTCTAGCATTATATATCAATATTCATTGTCAACTGCTTATAACGTAAGCACCGCCAGCTATGACAATGTGAGTTTTTCTTTTACCTCACAAGGCACAAATGCTTACGGATTCACCTTTAGTGCTAGTGGTGGAAATCTTTATACAGCCGCACGCTCCAATGACACAATCTTCCAATACTCAACCGCATAAGGAGAAATTATGTTTTTAGTTAAACTTACAAACGGTCAGCCCGACCAATTTCCATACAGCGTTGGGCAATTTCGCCGTGATAATCCGCAGACCAGTTTCCCTAAGCAGATACCTAATTCTATCCTCCAAAGCTATGAGGTTTATGAAGTAACCGAATTAGACAAGCCAGCTTATGATCCGCTGGTGCAAACTTTGGTTCGCGGCACACCTGTTTATAACAATGACAGGTGGGAAGTATCTTACACAACAGCCAACAAATCTGATGCTGATGCTGAGGCAGCGGTGCGTAACCAGCGTGACTATTTGATCTCTGAGACAGACTGGATGGCTTTGTCAGACATTACTATGTCTGATACAATGACCACATACCGCCAAGCCCTGCGTGACATACCAGCGCAAGATGGGTTTCCCTTCAGTGTAACTTGGCCGACTAAGCCGGAGTAGACGATGAAAACATTAACAAAAGATAACGTGTCTGTGTACCTTTTTGAAGACAACAAATCCGTTGAATTAGGTTCTGATTCAACAATTGTTGGAGACCCAGAAGAGTTTATTATTTCAGACTGCAACAGTTCAAACTCAGTTATGAATACAAATGTAACTGCACCTGAAGACTGGGCTGGTGGCAAATATGATTTTGACGGAACAACTTGGTCACTTAACTCAGATTATGTTGAACCTCCTGAGAACAATATCCCAGATTTGGATTAAACAATGAACGAAGAAAACAAAGTCATTCTGGACGTTGCGGCTGGCACCGGCACGTTTGCTGCGTGGATGTCGATGGTGCCGGATTTTGTGGCTTTGTTCACCGGGATTTGGGTGTTGATTCGTATCTACGAGACGGACAGCATCAAGGCCATAATTAAAAAGATACAAGGTCGTGTTTAAGGCAATCGTACTTGCTTGTGCGATAGCAGCCCCAACTGAATGTATTGAGTTTCACGATGTTCGTGGGCCATATGCAACAATAGAGGCTTGTGAGGAACGAGCGATGACTATGGGCAGAGACATTGGTGAAATGGCTCACGGTCTGATGCCGATTAGTTGGAAGTGTAAAGCCCTCAGGAAAGGTATGCTGTCATAGACCCGATCACCATAGGCGCAGCAATCTCTGGGGCAACGGCAGCTTTCAACACGATCAAGCAAATGGTTAATGCTGGCCGCGATTTAGAAAGTTGCATTGGTGACGTATCCCGATGGATGAAGGCCGCGTCTGACATAGACCAAGCTGAAAAGCAGGTTAAGAACCCGCCGCTATTTAAAAAGCTGAAAGGCGCTGACGCTGTTCAAAGCGAAGCATTGCAGGTATATGCCGCCAAGAAAAAAATGGAAGCGCAACGCGCCGAACTAAAGCAATATCTGCAAATCACTTATGGCCATCAGGCTTGGGCTGACCTGATCCAGCTAGAAGGCCGCATCCGCAAAGAGCGCCAAGAGGCTATTTACAAGCAGCAGGAGGCCCGACAGAAAATCCTAGAGGCTATTGCGATTGGCGTGTTAGGCATTGTATCCTTCGGGATATTCTTTTGGATTATGTGGTTGGCGTCTAAAAATTGAGTGAAACAACAACCGGATTGATTGGCGAGTATATCGCGGCGGCCGCTATTCTTGCACAAGGGTGGCGCGTCTCGATGGCACAGCAAGACCGAGTAGATATGGTGGCTTGGAATGGTCAAGAGTTTCTTCGAGTGCAGGCAAAGACTGCGAGTTTATTGTGCGATAAAGATGGTCGATCTCCGCGTCACCATTTCCAGCTTGGTCACGGCTGCAAAGCGAAGCATTTGCCGACAAAGGATGATTACGATGTTCTCTGCCTTGTTTCCCCCAATTCAAGAAGGGTCTTGTTCATGCCGGTTACGAGCATACGGCAATATAGTATGCGGCTGCCAGCGTCGCGCTTCACTGAAGCTGCGGAAACTGATAGCTGGGATAAGGCGGTCGATCACGTTTTGGAGACGCGGCGATGAATAAAGACGCACTCCGAGAGGAGCTGGCCGAAGATGAGGGCTGTAAGTATTTGATTTATTTAGATCATTTGCAACTCCCAACCTTTGGCATCGGCCATTTAATTAAAGAGCATGACCCAGAATACGGATTGCCGGTCGGCACTGAGGTATCTGAAGACCGCGTGCGTAAGGCGTTCAACCTCGACATTGCCGTGACTATTGAGGATTGCCGCCGGTTGTGCGACAACGTCGGTGTCGATTTTAACGAGCTTGACCTGCGCTACCCAGACGGAGCGTTGGCGTTGTGCAATATGTGCTTCAACCTCGGTTACCCGCGCCACTCCAAGTTCAAGAAGATGTGGGCGGCTGTGGCTGAGGCTATGGAAGACCCGAAGGCGTGGCTGACAGTCGCCGCCGAAGCTGAAGATTCACGCTGGTTCGATCAGGTGCCTAATAGAGCCAAGCGTTTAACCGCAAGATTTAGGGCGCTGGCAGATGGCTAAAGTTTTACTGGAATATAAGATAATACCGCGTCTGATGATTTTCACGATGACAGTGGTTTATGTTCGGTGCATTGAGTGGGCGTTAGCGATGCCAGATTTATCGACCCAGCAGGCGAGCCTAATTAGCGTAGTAACCGGAGCTATGACCGGCAGCCTAGCCGTGTTCTTAAATTCGGAGGCAAAGAAATGATCCAAGCATTATTAGGCCCAATCTCCAGCCTCGCAGGAACGTGGCTAGAAGGCCGCGTGGAGACTGCCAAGGCCGAGACAGGCGCAAAGGTAGCCAAGGCCAAGGCAGAGGCCACCATAATGGAAAAAAAGGCCACTGGCGAAATTGATTGGGACTTAAAAATGGCCGACGCCAGCGCGGCAAGCTGGAAAGACGAGTGGCTTACAATTTTGTTCAGTATTCCATTGATCCTAGCGTTCTGCGGCGATTGGGGTAGGCATATAGTTTCTGAAGGCTTTGCGGCTCTTGAGGCTATGCCGGAATATTACCAGTACACCCTTGGTGTTATCGTTTCAGCCAGCTTTGCGACACGATCCGCCGCCAAGTTCTTCGGCAAAAAATAAGGGGGCTTTCGCCCCCTCACCTCACTTATAAAGATATTGATAGTCAAACCTGTCGGCGGTTTGCATATCCTCAAAGACTACGTTGTAGCTTTCGTCGTCAATGCGCTCGACCCGCCTGACTAGGGCTGTCACCAGCCTGCCCTTCGGGCCAGTCACGCTGACTAGGTCGTCTGGCTTTAGGTGTTCTGTCT